CCCGCTGGCATTGCGACCACGGACGAAGTACCAGTACCTCGTGTCCTCGTTGAGGCCCGCCACCCTGTGCGTGGTCGCCATCCCCACGTTGACGACCCCGGTGGGGCCCTCGCCCGCCCTACCCCAGTAGACGTTGTAGGAGGTGGCGGAGCCGCCCGGGTGGGTCCACGCAAGGTCGATCCACGCGTTGGTCTGGGCGGGGGTGCGGAGGTCGATCACAGCAGCCGGGGCCGGGTTGGCCGGGGTGGTGAAGGACTGGATGCTGTCCGGGCTCTGGCCCCCGCTGAACAGGTTGACCTTGATGTTCACGGAGTAGTCGGTGGACGCGACCAGACCGGTGATCCATCCCGTCGATCCGTTGTCAGGGATGTCCAGATCCGGGCGACGGATCCACGACCCCGCGCCGGTCTTGAGGTAGACCTCGTAGTTGCCGACGTGGTCGAAGTTCTGGCTGTCGAAGATCTGGATCATCACCCGGTCGTAGGCCAGATTTCGCAGTGCGAAGTCCACCGGCCCGATGTCCGCGTTCAACTGGATCCAAGCACCGTTGACCCAGTTCCACACCGGGGACTTCTGCCACGCCGGGTCCGTGTTCGGGGTGGTCCGAATCGTCTCCCCGATGTACTTCGGTCCCTGATAGATGCTCTGCGGCATTTAGATCACCCGAAGGTCTGGATGTGGACAGTGTTTGCTGCGGGGCTCGATGGAGGAGTGTTGGAGACGATGATCTCCTTGCCGTTGAGGAAGAACCGACCGGTGACCTTGAGATCCCCCAGAACCTCCAGCGTGGCCCCAGCCGGGATGCGGAGCGTCCCTTCGACGGTGACGATCTTGTCCGCCCCGGAGAAGACGACATCCCCGGTGAAGGTGTCCCCCGCCTTCTTGGCGTAGATCGGGTGCGGGTCAGGGGCGTTGACGTGGTCCGCCATCACCCCGTCGGTGTACGCGTTGGCCTGTTCGAGGATCTCCGGGTGGGCTCCCACGGACTCGTCGTGGTCCTGTACGAGGACGTAGTCCACGACTGTCGCTGCGTGGACCACCTTGCTGCCCGCGACGTGCGTCTTGTCGGCGGTGGTCCCCTCTGCACCCCTCTCGATGGTCCCCGTGAGGGCCCCCGAGGTGTAGGAGGTGAGGTAGACGATCTCCGACAGACGGTAGTTGGCGTCCAGAATCGACAGCGCGAGGTACTCGTCGGCCTGAAGGGTCGCGATGGGCGCACCCCCGTCCGCCGTGAGCACCGTCGTGAACTGGACAGTGGTCACACCCGGCGTGAGTTGGAGATCTAGGTACGTCTCCAGACCGTCGTACCGAACGCGCTTGGCTGTGGTCGGGTCAATCGGCATCTCTCATCACCCATCATCTACAACAAGAAGGTCAATGGAACAAGGATTGCTCACCTGAACCCACGGCACCGCGTAAGCGAAGCCGGTTTGGCCCAGATCCACAGCGCTGTCATCAGGCGAGCCGTACCACTCCCACTCCTCCGTAATGGGCTGTGCAGCGAGGATGGTCACGTCCTTCAGATAGGTCCCGACGTGGTCGTACAGTTTCACCCCGAGCGTGACGGTGCAGGCGGTCGCGTTGGGCTTGAACGCATGGATGCCCATGCGGGCCTCCGTCCACCTCGCTACGGGCACTCCGTTCCGGACCGGGTCAGAGAGCCCACAGGTGTAGGTGCCTGCCACCTTCAGGTAGGCGAACCAGACCGCCTCGACGTTGGGGTACAGCGTCGGGGGCTTCCCCAACCAGTTCTCGTACTTCCTCAGTTCGATGTTGGCCGCGTCCGCCCAGTTGGTCCCTTCGAGGGATCCCGACTCGAACGAGGAGTCGTTGATGTCCACCATGAGGTTGTTCGAGATCTCCGCCTGAACCTCGCACCCAGTGACTCCACGAGCGAAGGAGCGGACGAAGTCCAGAGATCCAGACACTGGTCCCTGAAGAGCATCGACGGCGTACCTCGCCCGACCCAAGCCGAGGGTCGGGTCGTAGCGGTAGCCAAGGGACTCCACCATTGAGGGGAACATCTGCGGAGGAACCCTGATCGGATCCCAGAAGAACTGCGCCGCCTCTCCCATCGTCACGACCTTGTCCAGCAGGGCCCCGGGAGTCTGGAGGAACTGGACCAGATCGTTGTCCTGCTGGGCGGGGGAGATCGTGCGCTGAAGGTCTCCGATGGAGACTCCGGGGAGCAACTCCGGAAGACGCAGGGCCCAGTCATAGTCGGCGATGCTGACCTCGAACACCTCCCCGGCGTACTGCCACACCCGGTACTGGTCGAGGACGAAAGCCGTGTAGAAGACCCATTCCCCCGGAGGCGGCTGGGGATCTCGGTACACCGGGAGTCCAGAGGTCTGGTACGCGAAGTGGTCCCACTCCCTCCCGATGGTCTCCATCATGACCTGACCCTCTTCCCGGCGACGCACGGGAGACCGAGTGCTCCGAACGAGGGAGAAGTGGGTCCAGTCCCCTTCAGGCCACGTCCACTCCACGCTGATGACGAACCTAGGGTTCTCCAGATCGACATGCGGATCTGCCCACGCGTAGGCGTACATCGGCAGAGAGGAGTAGGCGGTCATGCTGTGATGCCCCCGGACATGGTCAGGGTCAACAGCGGATCGCCGTCCTCCAGACCATCGGCCCAGAAGTACGGGACCGCGTCGATTGAGATCGGCGCGAGGACTCCGATGCCGGTATCGATGTAGGCATTGCTCAGTCTCGTGATCTCCACGTAGTCCAGCCCGTCGATCTTGATCAACTGGGAGTAGAGCGAGCCGACCGTGACGGTCTGATCGAAGTCCGTGTTCTGGTAGCGGAAGAAGTAGTCCAACTGCTCCTTGATCGCCTCGCTGACCTCATCCTGCCGAGCAGTGGCGGAGCAGTGCGCCGTCAGGGACACGAAGATCGGAACGAACGATGCGGGGAAGACCTGAATCGTCACCCCTGCCATCGCTCGCTGCTCAAGGAAGTTGGTGACTGCCTCGTTCTGAGCCTGAGTGAGCGGAGGACGCCGAGTCCCATCGTCCACGGGAGCGACGTACACGGTGACCGAGGAGGCGTTGTTACCCACGGCCTTGGCCTTGTCGATCCCTGCGACCCCTGTGACCACGAGGGACTCGTAGTCCCCCAGAGTCACCGCCCGGTCCCGAGACCGGTAGGACTTCGCTGCGTTGGATCGGATGCTGTCGAGGCTCTCCGCGTTCAGTCCGCCTGTGGCCGGTTCCGGGTTGGAGACGCTGACGCCGTAGATCACGGGCTCGATGATCGTGTTGATGGTGTTGGCCGGGACGTTGCCGCCCGTACCCCCGCCAACCCGGTAGGTGGCCCGGATGACCGAGTGCAGGGGCGGGATCTCACCGTGCAGGCCATCGCCGAAGCGGACGATGGTGGATCCGTCGGTCTGAGCGACCGTCTCGAACTTGTTGTCCGTCGGGGTGGCGTAGTCCTGAAGGGTCGGGACCTCCTCCCACTCCATGGTGACCTCACCCAACTGAGTGGTGATCCGGATCGTGTTCTCCAGAACCGAGGTACGGGGGAGGAAGAACCGCTGGCCTACGAAGCCATTGGAAATGCCCACTGTCTCGTCTGCGTACGTACGACCTTCTATCGCAGGCACGTCTTCGAGGGTGGTCTCTGCGGTAGCAGAGGCCGGAGGCAGTACGTGGTCGAACTGGACCTCGAAGTTCCTCAGGCTCGCCCCGGACTGTCCGGGGACGCTGGCCTGCACGCGGGTGCCAGCCGGGAGGTGAACCTCCGCCTGAGTCGCATTGCGAAACGTCAGGTACACCTCCGAGGGAACCGCGCGGCGCGGGGTGTAGTTGAACATCGCTGCGATGGAGTACAGGGACTCACGCTGGACCGCCGTGGGCAGGTACGCCTCGTTGGCGACCCTGTCGAGGTAGTAGTGCAGGCCGTCCACGGCGTAGGAGAAACCCTCCACCAAGGCGACACCGAAGTCGGACGGGTTCTCCGCCGTCCACGTCGGGATGCGGGCCCTGATGAGACGGATGAGGTCCGAGCGAATCGACTCGTAGTCCCGGCTCGTGTAGTCGATGACGGGAAGGAGCGGAGAGACAGCCATCAGAACCCCTCGTTCGTGTAGATCTCAATGCCACCGGGCAGTTGTGTACCGACGCGGACAGTCGTGTCCACATCGCTGTCATAAGCGCCGAATCGAACCTCGATATCGACGTAGGTCGGAGTGTCAGGGTTCCGCAGGATCGTGATCTCCCGCGCCTCGTAGTCCGGGAACCACTGCTTGAACGCGTTCTCGATGGCTTCCGGCATCGCCGTATCCAGATCCCCACCGACAGAGTAGATCGTGTTCACGATGTCCACGCCCCACGTTGGACGCATGACCCGTTCCCCGATCATCGAGCCCAAGCAGAAGACGATCATGGATCCGACTGCTTCGGTCGTGTTGTCCGTGATCGCCACCGAGCCTGACTGGATGGTGAAGGGGAACTTCACGGCGACGCTCATGCGGACACCTCCCGGTCTTGGATGGGAACTGTCATGACCTGAGCCTTCCATCGTTGGTCTGGCACGACAACGCTTGCGCCCGCTCCTTCAATGTATGGGCGGGAGTCGATGATCATGGGACGTGGACGGCGGGCCCTACGACTCTGCTTGAGGAGGATGTTGATATCCAACTGGGAGTCCCGAGACTTGCTGGAGTGGTCCAGACCATCCGAGCCGAGGACCATCTCAGAGAGGTAGTCCCCACCGGTCACGACGTGACGGACCGAGCGCACGACCCACGTTCGGTACTTGTTGTCGTTGAAGATCCGGTACACGTCGAAGGGCTTCCTCCGATACGCCGCCCGCATCGTGGCTCTCGCCTCGTAGGGGAACTGACGGTCGGTCCCTGAGACCCTCAACTCTCCCTCCAAGTTGGAGGTCACAGACTGGGAGGAGTCGATCTCCTTGAAGACTGACTCGACCGGGACGATGTCCGTCTGGGAGATCATCTCCACGCTGAGTGGGTCCACACCGTGCATGACGGTCGCCGTCAGAGGCTCCTTGCCCGTCGCGGAGTAGGACTCCTCGAAGGAGATGACGTTGGCGAGAGGATCCAGCGTCCCAGCGATGCTGGTCTTGGCAGTGAAGGAGTAGCGGTAGTTCTCCTCCAGAATGTCCTTCAGAGGTCGGAAGACCAAGGTGACCCCGTCCATCAAGAGGACGTACCCCCACTGATCGGCGAGCCGAGCCAACAGGCTCCAATCGGAGTCGCTCCGCTGGAGGATCTGGTCGTGGACGTAGGGGTGCGGGTCTGTTTCCACTTGGAAACGGTAGGTGTCCCCGATCTCCTGCGCGACGTTGTGGATGCCGACGTTCGTGTACGTCCGTCCGCTCTCATTGAACATGGGATACGCGGCAGAGATGCACAGAATCTCCGTCCGCTTCGTGATCCCGTCGGTCACCGGTCGGAACGAGTGGACGTATCCGACGAACTCATCGAACCGGAGCGTAGAACCCCATCGGACGAGGAGCGGGCTCCCCGCCGAGATGTACTTGACGATGTCCTCGTAGGACACCTTCAGCGTTACCCGTGCGGTGTCCATCTGGTACTCGTGGCGAAGCACTACGAGTTCGGAGACATCCAGACTCTCAAGCGGAGTCAGGGGGAACGAGATCCGAGTGGGGAAGAGGCTAAACATCGCCGGGTATCCGGATCTGAGTCCCCGGTCGGATGTCCGAGGGGTTCTGGATGATGGGGTTGGCGTCCATGATCTTCCACCACAGCAGGGGATCACCGAGGTACCGGGAGGCAATGCGATCCAACCGGTCGTACTCGCCCCATGTGTAGAGCAGGGGCTGGATCGTGACGGAGGCGAAGTTCCGGCGGACGGCGACCGTGCCATCCTCCTGCGGGACGATGGACCCGTCCACGTAGCGCGAGCGACTGGTGATCATCAGCGGACCCTTCCGGTGTTGTTCGCGAACTGAGGGATCCGGGGCTTACCAGACACACGCTCTTCGTAGTGAAGGTGTGGACCAGTAGATCTCCCGGTGCTCCCGGACAAGCCGATGTAGTCCCCCGAGTTGATGGCTGCTCCCACCCGGAGAGCCGAGTTGATGGCGCTCAGGTGGGCATAGATCATCTGAACGTCCCCGTACCTCACGAACACATGCTTCCCGTACGAGGTGGTGAGGTACTGGATCCGCTCGATCTTCCCGCCGTGTGTTGCATGAACAGGTGTCCCTGAGGTGACGGCGTAGTCCCACCCGTTGTGGTTCGGGTACGAGTAGAACCCACCCGTGACCCGGTTGCGACGGGGCAGGGGCGCATCTCGGTTGTTCCCGACAGAAATGCCGCCGTCAGTGCCCGTACCCGGATCCGTCGGGTCAGTATCCGTGTCAGAGACCATGCCGGGGAAGGCAGCCTTCGCCTGATCGAAGGTCATGTCCACATGACGGCGGAAAGTCATGTCCACCCGAGTGCGCACCGGGATCATGTTCCCGAGGAACATCTCGTCCTTCCATGTCAGTCCCATGACGAACCCGTAGAAGTTGACCCCCGACCCGAGGATGAGTCTCGCGTTGCTGGGCATGAGGACGCCGATGTTGGCGGACTTCCCCCGGTCGGTGAGGTTCCACTCCCCGTTGCAGACCTTGAACAGGGCCTCCAGATCCCAGTGGGTTCCGTACCTGAGGATGCCGTTCCGGTCAGCCTTGCTGAGGGAAGGGGAGTACTGGTTCTTCCCCCCGTCGGGGATCCCCGACGAGATGTCCGGAAGACGGTCCAGCAGCACGGTGAAGGAGATGGTCTGGAAGTTCTGCCCCACACCGGAGACGACCTGATTGGTCTCGCTGCGGGGGTCGATCACGAAGGAGTCGTTCCTCGACGCAGCCGTCGAGATCGTCGTTGGGTTGTAGAGGAACCGGAATCCCCAGCGGCGAGACATCTGCCCTGCGGGGCCGGGAACGACCGAGTGCTGGATGATCCGACCCAGACGCAGGGTGCCCAGACCCTCCTTGGCCCACTTCTCCTTGTACCCCGACGGGGCGGTCTTCTCGTCGTAGAACTGGGACGCGGTCTGACCTACGTTTCCCATGTCCGGGCGGATCGAGAGGTTCGCGTTGTGCATCGGGGGATTGAACCGGAACGTCTTGTGGGAGATGTCAGCGGACTTCTCCGCGTCCGACGCCGGGGTGACCTCTCCCGCCTCTGCCTCAACGACTGCCCCGCCGGGGACTTCTGGTGCCCTCATCTCATCACCACGTCTTCGCAACCTGCTTGTAGGAACCGTTCTTGTAGACCGACCATGCCCCGTAGCCCTGACTCTTGTAGATCATCCGGGCCGCACGGGCGTTGGTCGCAGGGTCGAACAGTTGCTCGTTGTTGGAGATCCCCAACGCCTTGCGTCGGGAGGTCCCCATGTCCCCGAGCATGTTGATCTGCCACAGGCCGTATGAGTTGTCCCCCGTGCCCGCGTTGCCGTTGTGGGCGTGCGTGTTCCAACGGGACTCCCTGTTGGCGATCTTGGTCATGGTGTCCGCCTCCGTGGAGGAGAACCCCGCCCCCTTCGCGTAGTCGTAGACCGCCTTGCCGGTCAGGGACTTCCCATAGCCTCCGACACTGGACGGTGGATCGATGGAGGACTCGCCACTGCCTCCTCCGCCCTGCGTGATGCCGAAGGACTCCAAGCGGGACGTGTCTGAGGGGGCCATGTTCAGGAATCGAGCGAAGTGGATGGTCACGTAGGACACGGTCGGGATCAGATCCCCAGAGAAGAGAGTGTCAGTCACCGCCACGCTGACCAGCGCGCCACGCGAGGTGTAGGGACCGAGCACCAGACGGCAGGGGTTCGGGAGCAGAACCCCGATGTCGCCGGTCTTGGATCGGGACCGCGTGTTGTGGATCCCGCTCGCGCAGCGGTACAGGAAGTCGAGGTCGTAGTGCGTCCCGCGCTCCTTGATCTGCTTCAGATCATCCTTCGAGATCCGGGGGGTGTAGTCCGAGGTCGTGGCCTTGCTGGTCACGTCAGGGATCCGATTGAGTATCACCTCGAACGAAATGGTCTCCAGACCACTCTGGAGGACAGCGGTGTTGGTGGCCCGCTGGTCCGGGATGAAGTCCGTTCCGACGTTCAGGGTTCCACTGAGTGCCGCTGGGTTGTAGAGGAACCGGAACCCGTACCTCTTTCCCCCCTCCACGATCCCCCGGGTGATAGCCATGTCGTCCATGACGATCCGCCCGAGACGGAGGTTCTCGAACCCCGTCATGCCGTTCCCGTTTCGCACTGCGAAATCGGCGTCATAGGTGTTCTTGTCCTCGTTGTAGAACCTGTCGTACGACTTCTTCGGGGCCCCGACCATGGAGGGTCGAACTGACCGCGACAGGTTGTGCATCGGAGGGTTGAACCGGAAGGGGAGCCCCGACGTGTCGAAGTTCTGGATCTCCGCCGTGCCCGTACCGCCAGAGGCGTCACTGGAGCCCGTGGTGGGTGCGCCATTGGCCGGGGAGGATCCGTAGGAGGGGCTCGTGATCGTGATGCCCTCACGGCCTCCAGTCTCGTCACGCATAGCCCAGCCTCCCGGACCCAATCGACATGAGTTCCCGGTCGTCCTCGATCAGACGCTTCACCTTGTGGGCGAAGTACACAGCCTCTTGGTCTGACGCCTTCTGGATCGTCAAGTTGATGTTGACGATGGTGCCTTCCCTCTTGGCTACCGGAGAGGTCTTGCCCACGGCCAGTTCCTCGCGCACAGCCGTGGCGATCCGGTTGGGGACGACCATCTCCCCGTAGTGGACCTGAGCGATCTGATCCGACTCCACGAACCACTCACCCTTGGAGTAGGAGCCGTACCCAGAGGAGCGGGGGACGTAGGGCTTCTCCGAGATGGCCTTGTTCGCCGTGGAGCCCTTGTGCTCGTCGTAGTCGGTGAACCTGTTGACCGCCCACTTGCCCGCCAATCCTGCTCCGACCGTCACGCCTGCGATCCCTGCACCCAGCGCCACCACAGGAGCCGC